TCTAATAAACAGAATACTAATTCTTTAACAGATCAATTAAATCCACTACAAAGATTAAAGTCTGAATATGAAAATCTACAAGAACAATTAGAAAAAGGCACAGTAGCATCAATGAAAAAATTTGAAAATGCTATTGTTGATGGCATAAAGACTGGCAAATTAGAATTTAGAAGTTTTGCAGACTTTGTTATCAGTGAATTAATTAGAATTGCTGTGCAAAATCAAATCATTGCACCTCTGTCTGGGATGTTTGATTCTTTTTTTACAAGCATTTTTTCAGCAGCACCAAAGCCAAGACCTGCTATTTTTGATGGTGGTGGTTATACAGGCATGGGAGCAAGATCAGGTGGCGTAGATGGCAAAGGTGGATTTCCTGCAATTTTGCATCCTAATGAAACTGTTATTGATCACAGCAAAGGGCAGACAATGGGAGCTACAGTCAACTTTAATATAAATACAGTAGATGCTTCTGGTTTTGATGAACTATTAGTATCAAGAAAAGGCATGATAACAGCTATGGTTAATCAGGCTATGAACTCAAGAGGTAAGGTGGGTGTAATATGAGTGGTGCATTTCCTACCAGTCCTGCTTTTAGGGCATTAAATTTTAGAAACGTAAGACCTACAATTGTAGATCACAGTTTATCTGGTAAAAGAGTTGTTAGGCAGATTGGTTCTCAATATTTTACTTTCGAAGTTGTTATGCCACCTATGGTTTATGCAGATGCAATGGATGTGTTTGCATTTTTACAAAAACAAAAAGGTAGTTTTGAAACCTTTACAATCACATATCCAACAGATAACAGAGGAGCAGGTAAAGCAGAAACAGATATATTAGTTAATGGTACACATGCAGTTAGTGATAGCACGATTGCTTTAGATGGTTTTGCAGCATCTACAGCAGGAGT